AAGAAATACCAAACCGACCAAGATGCACGTAAGCAACTTGCACGTAACCTATATCTACATGCAGAACTATTCCGTATGATCAATAGCAACACTGATATGTTCAAGGATGTAAGACTGGTAGTAATAGAAGGTGTGTATAGAGGTGGGCCCTTGGAGACAGTTGCAGGGGACAATGTAAAGAAACAAGACGGTGAGTTAGTAGTTTACCGATTAATTGACGAGTCTGGTAAGATTGATTTCGAACGAACATTTGATCTGGCAGAGTATTGGAAGGACTACGGTAACTATAATAAACTCACTTTAGAATATGATAACTGGAATCCAGACGGATCTCTTACTGCTCAGATAGCAATAGAGGTTCCTAAAGTACCAGAGGACTTCACGGTATACTTCAAAGGAGGAGTTGAGACATATTACAATGGTCAACTTTTTGCTAAGAATGAACTAATCGAAGTGCTCGATGACGTATAAATAGAACTATAGAAATTAGGAAACTATAATGGCACGTGCATTTTCAATCGAAGACGGAGGACTATCAAAACAGTCCAAAGTAAACGCAACTAAGAACAGAGAGTTTATTGATCTGGATCTTAGTTTTGCTGTGAAAGGAGCGGGGGACGTTTATAAGAAAACAGCAGTCAGTGCTGTTAACCAATCGTTAAGAAATTTACTTATGACCCAACGTACAGAGATTCCTTTTAATGCATACATGGGTGCTAACCTAAACTCTTATCTTTTTGAATTAGCAGATGATGCTAGTGTAGGGCAAATCAAACATGCTATACAGGAGCAGATACGGGTCTTTGAACCCAGAGCACAAGTGCAAGAGATTAAGTGTATACCAGATGCTGATAATAATCAACTGGATATATCAATAATATATAACATAATTAACCAAGGAGACCAACTTGAGTTCTTCTTTAAACTAAGTAGGTTACGATAATGGCAACAACAATCAATTCATCTGATTTAGACTTTGACTCGATAAAGACTAATCTAAAGACGTATTTAAAACAACAATCAGAGTTTAAAGACTATGATTTTGATGCGTCTGGATTATCTAATCTGTTGGACGTTCTAGCATACAATACGCATATCAATGGTTTGACTGCAAACATGGCATTGAACGAATCGTTTTTGAACACTGCTCAGTTAAGGTCTAGTGTGGTATCTCATGCAGAAACTCTAGGTTATATTCCTCAATCAAAAACATCTGCCCAAGCAACAATTAACTTGTCGTTCAATATTGGTGTTGACCAAAATGACGTACCAGAGAAACTACAAATATTGTCTGGTTATAAATTCACATCATCCGTTGATGATGCCTCGTACACATTCCAAACACAAGGACTGATCGAAGCAGTAAATGACGGTAATAACTTCTTTCAATTTAAAACACTTGATGGTAATGTAAACATTCCTATCTTAGAAGGTATTGCTAAAACCAAAACATTCTTCGCAGGAGAAGACGCAGAAGACACAGTCTATATTATACCGGATACTAATTTGGATAGACAGACTGCAATCATTAAAATATACGATAGTCCAACATCATCTGACTTCACAACTTATATCAATCTAGAGACCGCAACTAATATTACTGCTACAACACCGGCATATATTCTTAAAGAAGCACCTAATGGTTTCTTTGAGTTAACATTCGGTAATGGATCCACACTTGGTGCGGTACCAAAAGCAGGTACTAAGATTACTGTCGAGTATCTATCTGTCGATGGTTCAAATGCAAATGGTGCAAGGTTGTTCGAACCATTGAACACAGTAGAAGTAACCGAACCAGTTTCTGGTGTTGGTCTAGAAAGACTACCTATTGTTTCTACAGTAAACCGTTCTGTTGGTGGTGACGATAAAGAATCACTATCATCTATTCGCAGAAACTCACCATTCAGATATGCATCGCAGAATAGAATGGTAACTCATGCTGATTACTCTAACCTAATCATCCGTAACTACGGTGCATTGATTAATGATATTATTTCTTGGGGTGGAGAAGACAACCTCATACCAGAGTATGGTGTGACGTTTGTGTCTATCGACTTTAAAGAATCACAGGGAGTTACTTCTGCACAGCAACAAGTGGTAGAAGATACTGCTAAGTCTAATATACGAGTACTTGTTGATCAGTTATCAATTGCGTCTTTCGCATTGAAGTTTACAGATCCAATCGATACTTTTATTGAGACTAATGTGTTCTTCCAGTATAACCCAGATTACACCAACTTGTCAATCAATACTTTGCAGGAAAATGTAAAAACTACAATGACTGCATACTTTGCTAGTAAAATTGGTAAGTTTGGTCAAGCATTTAGGGCATCACAGTTACAGACTAGTATCGATGATGTGAGTCCTGCGATTTTATCATCTCGTATTGAGACTAAAATGCAACAAAGGATTAATCCATCTTCGGGTGTTGAACAGGATTTCTATTTCTCTTACCCCGCACCGATACAGGTTCCAGATGATCTTAACTTAGTGGTACAATCATCTATATTTAAAAGAACATTTGGTGGTCAGATATTAAACTGTCGTATTCAAAACGAGTTAAAAACTGATACTAGAAATGGTAGGAGACTACAAGTAGTAGACACTGCTAGTGGAGATGTTAAAGTAGATAACGTAGGTTCATATGATGCCGGTGCAGGTATTGTCAATCTAGTAGGATTTAAATCTGATACTGGAGATCAAATTAAACTATCAGTATCACCTGCTAACCCATCTGCTATTGTGCCGTCAAGAGAATATATTCTCAAACATGATACCACAAGACTAAGTGCTAAAGGTATTCGTACCACAGCATCTAATTAAGAGTAATTTATGGAACATACTGTTTTTGATAAAACATTAAAGGATACTAATAGACGAGCAATCAATCTGCGTGAACCGCAAGTTGATTCCGTTTTGCCTAGTCACTTTTTATCAGACTATCCTAAGTTCGTAACGTTTCTAAAGAAATATTATGACTTCGAGAATGATAACAAGTCTCTAACTAGGTTCATCGATAATGTTTTCGAAACAAGAGACGTATCACAGACTGATCTTGCACTATTAGAATACTTTGAGGATGAGTATTTATTGGGGCAGAATTACTTTCAAGGGTTTATCGATAAGAGAACCGCAGTAAAGTACTCCAGTTATTTGTATCGTAGTAAAGGTACTAAATACTCTATAAGACAGTTCTTTAAAACATTCTTTGGTATTGAACCAGATGTGGTATATACCAAACAGTATATATTTAATTTAAATGAATCTAAGATAGGTTCAGAGAGTGCTAGATATTTAACCGATAATAAACTGTATCAGACATTTGCATTGCAGATCCGATCAGAATTGTCATTGGCACAGTGGAAAGATGCATACAAACTATTGGTGCATCCCGCAGGTATGTATCTTGGTGGTCTCACACAGATAGTAGGAGAAGGTAAACTTGACCCATCACAGTACGATCCAGGCGAAGCAATCAAACCACCAATTGTATTGGAAGGTCAAGCAGACTTTGATGAAAGAGCATATGAACAACATACTGCATTGTTCAATGTCAATAATCCTATAGATCCTGTGAGTGAACCAAGAAGAACATTTAGAATGAGGATGGGTAGTAGTTCTGGGTTTGCACAAGACTCGGCACAACTATCATTGGGTATTCCAAGAGGTAATGACCTTAATGATCTTGAGAACTTAACTATTGATAATCTCGATAGAATGTACTCAAGTCTTGGTGAGTACCTCACACCAGATTCACCGACATTCGATGATGACAGTGATGGATCTACACAGTTTGCAGGATTTGATTTCTCTAGTTCAGAGACAATCGACCAAGAGATATTTACTTGGAATCCCGCAGTATCTAGAATAGATTCAGATCACAGCACATTCAATACACCTGTTGGAGATTCTGACAGTGAAATTTCTCTAAGAGAAGCAATTAATCGTAACTTCTAGTATAAATAGAAGTACTAATCTTTAGGTAGATAACATGACATTACAAGTATTAAACAGAGGAACCGTAGCAAACGATGGTACAGGAGATACACTCCGTACTGCCGGTTTAAAAATAGGACAGAATTTCTCTGAAATATATAACAAACTGGGTGACGGTGCATCTTTGATGGCACTGATCGACTTTGATTCTTCGGGTATTATATTCGATGGAACAACTGCTAATGTTCATAAAACAGCACTTCGTGTAGTAAACCCAACTGGGACTAACACAGCACAGATTCCGGATCATACTGGCATCCTTACTATGGACACTAACACGCAGACTCTTACAAACAAGACTCTGACTAGTCCAGTGTTAACTACACCGCAGATCAACGACACAAGTGCAAATCATCAATACGTATTTGCAGTAAGTGAATTATCTGCTGACCGTACTGTGACTCTACCTGTATTAACAACAAATGATGAATTAACGTTTAATGCTTGTACACAAACAATGTCTAGCAAAACAATCAACACATCACTTTTAAATGATCCAAAGATTGTAGGTGCTATTGATGATGCTAGTGGTAACGAATTATTATCATTTGTAACAACTTCTTCAGCAGTCAATCATATTCAAATAACTAACAGTGCCAACAATGGTGATCCGAAGATCAGTGCTTTAGGTGATGACAACAATGTAAACCTTGCACTTGATGCAAAGGGGAATGGTGCTATTGCATTAAATAGCAGAGTCCTACATAAGACACAGGGGATATCTTCTACTGGTGGTACAGTCAATGCGAGTGATCCAATAACTCTATTTACTTCTGGATCTACTGGAACACACACTATGGGTAGTGCCGTAGCAGGTACAAACGGAATAGTTAAATACCTTGTATCAAGTGGTGCGGGTATACAAACAATCAACGACAATAGTAATATTGCCGGTGGTAACACACTAACCATTCCACAGAACGGAAGTGTCACTTTAATGTGGTTCACTAACACTTGGATAGTAACAAACTTACAGGGTGGAGCAACCCTAGCATAATATAGGAACACAAAATGCCAGTAATTACCGATAAATTTAAAAAACAAGTTCTTGACGATCTATTACTAGACTTCAATGATTCTGATAATGTGCGATATTATGCCTCTATAGGTCGATCTGAAGATTGGAATGATTCGGATGTTCCTACTGTGCCCCTTAATAGTTTGCGAGATGCTCGACTCACACGTGGTGGTATTCAATCACTTAAACTTATTCAAGATGCAACATATGTGATACCACGTAGAACTTGGGTTGCTAACTTAATCTATGATGCATACGATGATGCCGATGTTGGATTCCCAGAGAACCCATTCTATGCTCTTAACTCTAACAACGAAATTTATATTTGTTTAGAGCAAGGTAAGAAGCAGGATGGTAATACTAACCTATCTACTATTCAACCTACAGGTAATACTGAGGGTACACCATTCCGTACTTCGGATGGTTACACTTGGAAGTTTTTATATTCTATTGGTGCGTTACGTGCCGATAAGTTCCTATCGTCTGCGTTTATGCCAGTACGATTCGTTACAGGAACTGACTCAGATTCACCGGCAGAAGATCTACAACAAGAGATCGTACAGAACAATGCAGTGAAAGGTCAGATTGTTGGATATAAAGTTACAAATACAGGATCCGGTTATACTTCAGCACCGACAGTATCAATTGTAGGAAATGGTACTGGTGCTACAGCATATGCTGTACGTGCAGGTGAAACTATCATTGACATCAAAGTAAAAGCAGATAGTGCAGGTAACAGTGGTTCTTCATACTTTGGTACAGGATATGATTATGCTAACGTAGTTCTTACTGGGGGTGGTGCGACTGCTTCTACTACTGCAACGGTTCGTCCAATATTTGGTCAACCTAATGGCATAGGTTCAGATCCAGTTGTTGATTTAAAAGCAACTGGTATGATGTTCAACTCTAAACCAGACGGTATAGAGGGTGGGGACTTTATTACAGGTGACGAGATTTTCCGTCAAGTAGTATTGTTACGTAACCCACGTGTAGATAGTGCAGCTGGTACATTGTTGTCTACTACCACTGCTCGTGCCGTTGATAAGATTATAACAGATGGAAACAGTTTTGTCAAGTCAAATGTACAAAAATCTACAATACTAGGAGGCACCAGTGGTGCACAAGGTATCATTGATGATACTAATGATTCTTCTAGTGTTTGGTATCACCAGAATGAAACTACAGGATTTACACCTTTCGCAGTCGGAGAGTCTATTTCAGTAGTTGGTAATGCGTCTATTAATGGAACTATTCAGTCTATAACAGATGGTGAGTTCAATCCGTTTACAGGGGATCTGCTATATATAGATAACCGTTCGGCAGTGACACGATCCACAGACCAAACAGAAGACTTGAAAATAGTAATAACTATCTAGGAAATAAGAAATGGCAACTACTTTAACTGAACAATCATTACGTTCCACATATAAGGACGATTACAAGGATAGTGATAATTATCATCGCATCTTGTTTAACGCTGGTCGTGCTCTACAGGCACGTGAACTTACACAAATGCAGACTCTTCTCCAAAATGAGATTAATCGATTTGGTACTTATGTTCTTCAAAAAGATGGTGTAGAAGTATCTGCCGGTGGTAGTAATGTCACTGCTCTTGATTTTATTAAGATTTCTAATGACGCAAACAACTCTTTTGATAATGTCTCTGCTCTCAAAGGAGTAGTCCTTACTGGTGCAACATCTAGTCTCAAAGTAAAAGTAGTAGAAGCAGTTGCAGGAGTTAACGGAGATCCAGATACTTTATATGTCGAATATAAGGACAACCCTAATACTGTCTCTCCTGGCGTTACTGCAACAGCACAACTTAGAGTAACTTTAGGTGAAGTCTTATCTAACGGTTCTAATATTAACTTAACCGTACAGACAATCAATACTAGTGTAAACCCTGCTATTGGTCAAGGTTCTTTATTACAAACTTCTAAAACAGATTTCTTTGTAGGTGGACACTTCGTGTTCGTACCTGCACAACAACTATTCTTATCTAAATACACTTCTAATGTAACTTGTGACTATGGTTTTAAAGTAATTCAAGATATCGTAACAGTATCTGATACAGATGCCTTGTATGATAACCAATCTGCTACACCTAATAGATCATCGCCTGGCGCAGATAGATTACGTATACGTTTACTTCTAACAATGAGACATGAAATTATACAAGGTGACACGTACTTGCATATTGGTCGTGTTGTAAATGGTCAACGATTTAAGCAGAATGAAGCAGTTCAACACGAATCATTTCCTTATGTTGATAAAAGAGTAAATGACATTGCCGGTGATTTCATTAAGAAATATTGGAAGATACGTATTTCCCCAAATGGCAAATCTATATACAAAGCAGACGGCACAGCAGATCCGTATTTTAAAATGGACGTTGATCCAGGCCGTGCTTACATTAAAGGTAAAATGGTTGAGACACTTTCGACCCAAACACTCCCATTAAAAAGAGCAACTACCACAGTAACACGTGAAGAAGATCAGATCAGTGTCACTTATGGAAACTATTTCTATTTTGCTAGTGGTGTCGGTATGCTTGACGTTGATACTTGTGAAGAAGTTCAACTTAGAACAGGTTCCACTGGTGGAGGTAGCATAGTTGGTACTGCAAACGTTCGTGCAATTACTGAAGGTAAAGCATCTGGTGTAAGAACTGTTCAACAAGGTAAAGTATCAGTAGTATACAACACAGATATACCTTATCGAGTACATCTATTTAACATTAGAATCACTGATATCACTAAAGGTATCGGTGACGTTAAGTCTATCAAATCTGCGACAAACACTCACTATGTTACAGTAGGTCAAGGAAAGGCAGCGGGTCAAAGTGCCTTTATAGGGACTTTGCATGAACAGAAAAAGAGTGCATTGATTTTTGATACTCCTCTTTCTAGACCAAAAGGGTTTACCGATGTCACATTGACGTTTATGAAGAAGTATAACTTTACTGCTTCTGGAACAACACATGACATTACATTAACAGATAGTGGTGAATCTTTTGTAAACGCAAATGATGTAATGATTGCAAATGCCACTGCATTTGCCCCTAGTGGAATAACAGCATCATTAGTCTCTAACAATAAAGTTTTACGTATTAGTGGAACTGTTAATTCACAATCATATGAAGTAATTGGTTTCATTAAGAAAACTAATGCTACAGTTAAGAATAAAAACCTCGTTGAAACAACTGTTACTACTACACTTGATAGTGATGGTTCTGGTTGGAAAGGTATACCTCTTGGACAATCTGATATCTACTCTGTCGATAGAGTTAGGATCGGAGATTCGAATGGTGCAGACATCTTCCCACATTTTGCATTAGATGCCGGTGCTCGTATGGAATCATACAAAGACGGTAGATTGATGTATCAAGGTGGTGGACTGGACAGTGCCGGTCAAAGTGTATTTGTAAGATTCAAACACTTTAACCAAGATCCTTCTGGTGCATTCTCCGCAGTTAACTCATATGATGGTGAAGTTAATTACTTAAAAGTACCTGCTCAAACTATGCCAAATGGCAATAAAGTATCTCTTAGAGATGTTATTGACTTCCGTCCTGCAACAAATGGTAGTGGTGTTTATACAGATGTACCTCTACTGCCTGTACCGACTGATACAATTACAGCAGATGCCGAATACTATTTACCACGTCTGGATAAATTAATTATTACCGAAAGTGGTAAACTCCAGATCATACAAGGATCTCCATCTTTAAATCCAAGATTTCCTGCGGTTCCAACAAATGCAATGGATCTATACAATATTAAGTTAGAACCTAATACCATGCACACGCAAGATATGTCAACCAAGATAATCCATCGTAAGGGTTATACTATGGCAGACATTGGTAAATTAGAAAAGAAAGTAGATAGATTACAAGAGATGACTTCATTGTCATTACTTGAGTTGAATACTAAATTTATGAATGTTTTGGATTCGTCTGGTAATGACCGTACTAAATCTGGTTTCTTTGTAGATACTTTTAAAGATCACTCGCATACACAAAATAAAGGTGAGGGTGCTAAATCAGCAATTGCTTCTGGAACATTAAGACCTAGAGCACCAGAAGAATCAGTTGATTTGTATTACGATAGTGCTCACGCATTGTCAGTTGGTATTGTCAATAACGGTGAAGATCAATTAATTCTTGCACATACCAGTCAAGTATTTGATGCACAAGAACTTGCGTCTGGTACTATTAACTTAGCACCATTCCATCAAAGCAAATCACTATTAAACATGAAGTTGTCACCAGAAACAGATAACTGGTGTGATCGTGAACAGGTTGGTGAAGAAGTAATTGGTAAAACTACTGAATTAGATTTAAGAGATGCACTTAACTGGAATAACTCAGCAAACACTTGGTTTGGTGTAGATCCCAACACTCTAAACGTAGGTGATCACAATTCCTATATTAGTGGAACCAGTACAAGTGTTAGTACTGATAGTTTTGATCCAGTAATTATTGGTTCAGATACTAACACCACATATGGTGAGTGGGTAGAAGTCGGTAACACTACAGATGTAGAAACATTATATACTGAGACTGTAGTAATATCTACCGAACGTGAAGAAGAGATATCACGTACCGCAATCGATTCATGGTGGAACTTTACTGATGGTACTTGGGATGACTGGACTGGTTGGTACGGTGGTTACGATTGGGGTGGAGGTTATTTTACCGGAGACTTCGGTCTAGGTGGACAAAGTTACGGTGGAACAAATACTTTTTATGATGGTTTCTGGAATTGGGGTGTGTGGGATTGGGGTGATATCATTACTACAGATATGTGGGATGTTGTTACAAGTCAAACACGAACTGGTATTAATACAGTAAATACTTCTACATATGAAAGAACTAGTAGTATTGAAACAATAACCACATATCAAGCACTTACTGATACTACTATAACAAATTCTACTACAACTACTGTTAATAGAGTGGCAAGTGAGTCATTCATTGAAGAAGTTGTCGGTGAAAAAGTTGTAAGTATACAAGTAATTCCATTTATGCGTTCGATAGAGATATTCTTCCAAGCAGATGGTTGTAGACCTAACACTCAATACTTCCCATTCTTTGATGGTTCTAACGTATCATCATTCTGTAGAGAAGAGACTACTTTTAAAACTAAGAGTCAAAGAGATGAAAATAATTCCGCTGGTACAGGGGATAATGAAGGTGTACATAAACCTACTCAAGAACACAGTAGAGGTAAATCTAATCTGGTAGCAAATGCCGCTGGTACTATTATAGGTTCTTTCGAAGTACCTAATAATAATGCTATGAAATTTGCAGTTGGTGTTAGGGACTTTACTCTTCTTGATATCAATAAGCATGACAAGACTGATTCTATGTCACATGGTACTATTCAATTCCATGCCCAAGGTAGACTAGAGCAATATAAAGATCTCATGCAGATCACTCGTGTTCTAAAAA